GCGACTGAGAATCCCTCGTTGAGGGTGGCGGTGCCGACCCAGGTGGTGCGGGCAACCAACAGAGCCTCCTCTCACGGCGGCGGGCTACCAGCCGAGGTTGTCGCCGACCTGGTCGGTGCCGATGATCAGCAGCGTCGGGGTCGGGGGGGCCTCGGTGGTGGTCAGGGTCAGGTTGAACGCCAGCGGGTCGGCGTTGATCTCCAGGCTGGCGACCTTGTGGATGAGCAGCTCGATGTCCAGCGCGCCGGGTCCGTAGTCGCGTCGCACCCGGATGCGGTCCAGGGGGCCGAGGCCGAGCAGTGCCCCCCACAGGCCCTCGCTGGTGATCTTGGGGTGCAGGGCGTTGATGGTGACCTCGCGGATGTGGTTGCCGGGGTCGGCGAACCGGTCGACCAGGTACTCGCACATCCCCTTGACCTCGGGGTCGCTGACATGGAGGCGGCCCAGCTCGGCGGGGGCGTTCAGCGCGCCGTAGGTGGCGACCGAGGCGCTGTCGGTGGCCGACTGCTCGACGGGGACGTCGAGGTCGTCGGCGACCTCGTCGGGTTCGGTGGGGGCGCCGGGAACGGCGTCGCGGGTCAGGTGGACGTCGTTGTAGACGCCGTCGGTGTCGCGCTCGATGGTCAGCTCAGCCATGCCGACATGGGTGGCGGTGGTCAGGTCCGAGATGGTGAGCTGGACGGCGGTGGAGCGGGCGCGGAAGGCGTGCCGGTGGCGGTCGTGGAAGGTGAGGGTGCCGTCGGGGGCGACGAAGCACAGGCCCAGCTCGGTCAGGGCGACCTGGTTGATGAGGTCGGCGGCGGTCGCGCCGAGCAGGGTCGGCTGGACCCGGCTGTGGCCGGTGTCGATGGCGCGGCCCCCGGCCCACCCGGCCCGGTCGGCGAGCTCGTCGATCCGGTCCCCGGACCACTGGCCGTCCAGGATCGGGGTTGGCTCGGTGGCCAGGGTGGCCCGGCCGAGGTCTTCCAGGCCGTCGGCGGCCTCGAAGGTCACGGTGGGGTCGAGGCCGGCGTCGACGCGGATGCGGCGCATGGTGCCGGTGAACAGCGGGTAGGTGTTGGCGCCGAGGATGGCGTCGAGGTCGACGGCGATGCCGACGTCCATGAAGGCGTTGTGGGTGGGGTCGTAGGTCCCGGCGGGGTTGTTGAGGGTGACGGTGAGGCCGGCTGGGTCGCAGGTGTCGATCCAGGAGTCGCGGCCGGGCCCGGAGCGGTGAAGTGAGCGGATGTTTCCGCCGGCGTCCAGGGTCGCCCCGGCGGCGCCGACGGGGAGGTTGAGGCGGATGCGGGGCCAGCTGCCGGCGGCGCCGTCGAACCAGGCCATCAGCCGACCTGCCGGCGGCCCGCGACCCCGACGCGGCCCTGGACCCGCTGAAGCTCGCGGCGGAGGTGGGGGGCGAGGTCGCGGGCGACGTCGGCGGCGGTGCCCATGAACCGGGCGCCGCGCAGGTCGATGTTGACGGTGATGCCGGCGGCGGCGCCGGGGGGCAGGACCCGCTCGGGGCGGCCGGTGCCGTTGTAGATCGGCGGGTTCCAGCCGGGCCGCAGCCAGCCGCCGCCGTCCATCACCCGGCCGTTGATGCGCAGCCGGCCGGGGTCGCCGCCGATGTTGGCGGTGCGGCCGAGGCGGCCGAGGACCTCGGCCAGGACCGGGCCACCGCGGGCGAGGTGGTAGGTGCGGGCGAACGACCCCGGCGAGGACGCGGCGCTGCCGACCTTGATCCCGGTGCGGGTCGATTCGGCCTCGAACCCCATGCCCATGTACGACCCAGCCATGTGGCCGCGGCCAGGAGTGACCCCGATGTTCAGCATCCCGCCCAGCCCAGACTTGAGGCCGTACAGGCCGGCGTGGATGCTGGCGGTCGTGAACCGCCGCACATAAGACCGCAACCCTAGGTGCCGGTTCAGGACCTCCCCGACCAACCCCGAGCAGTCATAGCCTCCCGGGCCGACCCCACCCCACACATACGGGAGGGGGTCGACCGAGCGGATGAACGACAGGATCGACGGATTCCCCTTGATGGGGACCTTGAAGCTGAGCCGGTCCAGCATGGCCGCCAGCCGCCCGATCGCCCCCGACGCAGTCGCGCCAAACCGCTGAGTCGAGGGCAGCCGCAGGTTGGGGTCGACCTTGCCGCCGACGGCGAACCCTCGCGCCTCCCGCCGCATCGCCTCCACCGCCTGGTGGCCGCCGGCCCCGCGGACCTCCGCCGCCGACCAGACATGCTCCCCGGTCGACAGCCACGCCGGGATGCTGTCGCTGGTGGTGGTGCCGGGCCCGGAGATGGGGCCGCCGCGGGCGCGGCCGACGATGTCGTGCATCGACAGCCCCGACCCCTTGGGCGGTACCCAGACACCCTTGACGTCGATGGTGACGTCCTCGTTCTTGAGGCCGTCCATGGTCCGGTTGAACCGGTCGCGGAACCCGCCGAGGGCGTCGATGCCGCGGCCCAGCGCCTTGGAGAACCCCGACCGGCTCCCCCCCGGAACCGAGTCCACGATCGCCTTCATCGCCCGCAGGACCCCTTGGGCCATGCCGATGACGGCGTTGAAGATCGCCTTGTTGGCGTTGATGACGGCACCCTTGGCGATGTGGAACGCCCGGCCGATCCAGCCGATCTGGGTGATGAGGCCGGGGATCTCGTCCTTGGCGAGGCGACCGATTAGCCAGATGAGGGCGTCCCAGAGCGGCTTGAGGTCCTTAAAGTCCTTGCCGAGCTGGAGGATGGCGACGTGGTTGTCCCTCCACGCCTGCTCCAGGCTGTCCAGGGCCTCCTTGAGGTCCTGGCCGATCCGGGTCGCGGCCTCCTTCACCCAGGGGACGAGGTTGTCCTTGAGGGCGGTCCACACGTCGTCGATGAAGTCGGCGGCGGTCTTGAAGGCGTTGCGGAACGCTGGGCCGTGCCGTTTCCACCAGCTCTCAGCGGCGGGGATGAGCTTGTCGGTGATGAAGCTGGCCGCGTTGTTGAGCGCCGGCAGCAGCGCCGTCCCGATGGCCTCCTTGACGTTGTCGAAGGTCACCTTGAGCCGCGACCAGGGGTCGGCGGCGGCCTCAGCGGCGCCGCCGAACTCGGTGGCCAGCTCCCGCAGGATGATCTTCTGGGCGCCCATGGTGTCGCCCGCCTCAACCAGGGTTTTGATCTGCTCCTTCTGCGCGTCGGTGAACGTCACCCCGACCCGGGTGAGCGCCGAGATGCCCTTGATGGGGTCGTTCAGGGCCTTCCCGAGCCGCATGGTGGTCTGCTCGAGGCCGGACTGGGTGACCTCGCCCTGGTGCAGCGCCGCCGTCATATCCAGGGCGACCCGGGTGGTCTGCTGGAAGATGTCGTTGCCCTTGCCAGTCTCCGACCTCACGTTCTTGAAGGTCAGCAGCATGTTTTGGCCGGCCGCGATCACCTCGTCATCGACGCCGACCTTGTTGGACAGGGCGGTCGACAGCCGGTCGACGTCCTTGGCGCTGACGTTGGCGACGCCGCCGGTGGCCTTGATGACGGCGGCGGTCTGCCGGCCGACCTTGGCCGCCTCCCGGGCCTCGTCGATGGCGCCCTTGAGGAACCCGGCGACCTGGATGCCGGCGAACGCGCCCCCGATGAGGCCGGCGGTGCGCTTGATGCCCCGCCCCACCACGTCGGCGGTGCGGCCAGCCTCCTTGAACCCCTTGTTGAACTTGCGGGGATCGGCGACCAGCGGCCACACGATCGGACGGGCCACAGGTCACCCCTTCACAGGTTGGCGCGGCGCAGGAGCCGCTCGACGGTCTGCTCGACCTCGCGCCGCGCCCGCCCCTCGTGCCGGGCGACGATGGCGTCGAACCGCGGGTGGCTGGGCTGCTGCACCCAGAGGTCGGTGTTGCCGAACACGGGGTGGCGCCAGCGTTTCTCCCCTTCCCACATCTGGGGCAGCGACCGCATCCCGAACGGCATGCGGCGGCCATCGACGCGGACCAGCGCCACCGGCCGCCGCCCTGACGGGCGGACCTCAACCCGGGTGACCTTGGCCAGCTGGCCGCGCAGGCTCCCCCCCCGCCGGCGGGTGCCACCGCGGCGCGAGGGGGCGGCCCGGTAGGCGGCCTTCACCTCGTCCCGAACCGGGGTCAGGATCGCCCGCAGGGAGCGCCGCAGGTCGCGGACCAGCTCCTTGCCGTCCTCGAGCTGGCGCAGTTCGCGGGCCAAGCGTTTGAGGTCGCCGGAGTCGCGGATCGTGAACATGGCCGATCGGCCCCCAAGGTGGGCGACGGACGGCCCGGCCGGGGTAGGTCGTCCGGGCGGTACCATCAGGGCGACAAGAGGAGGGACGCCATGCGCATGCTGGCCATCACCGCCGCCGCGATCGTCGGCGGGTTCGCGGGCCTGGTCGCCGGCCTGGTCGTCGGCGCGCTGGTGCCAGACACCGTCATCCCCGCCGGGACGCTCGGCTGGCCGGGGCTGGTGGCCGGCGCGGTCGGTGTCGGGTGGCTGGTCGCCCGGCTGGTTCCCCGCCGTCAGCCACCGCCGTCGTCCTCGAGCTCGACGGCGGGCTCCTGACCCTTGGCGCGGCGCATCACCCGCGTCCAGATGGCGAGGTCCCCCAGCGGCATGTCGTCGTGCTCAGGGTGAGTCAGTCCGAAGAACTCGCAGATCTCAGCGCGGACACGCGCCCGGGCTGCTTCCTGCTCGATGCCTTGGCGGCGGGCGGTGCGGGCTCTGGCCCAGGCGAGCCAGGCCCGCCGGTCGGAGGGTCCGGCTCGGCATCCCGGCCGCTCATGTCGAACACCTCCGCCGGGGGGACATCCCCAGCCTGGTCCCAGGTGAAGGCGGGATCCTCCCGCAGCTTCCAGGCCAGGATCAGCCCTTGCATGGTGTCCTCGAAGGTGTCGGCGCCGAGCACCTCGGCCGGGTCGCGGCCCCCGAGGGCGACCCGCAGGCGCCGGTAGTCGTTGGGGGTCAGCAGCGAGGCATCTGGGGGTGGCCGCTGGCCGTTGGCGGCGCTCATCAGGCCGGGATCACCACGTTCTCACTGGGCTGAACCAGGATCGTGAAGTTGGCCTGGGTCTGCGCGGGGTCCTCGAGGGTGCGGATCTTGCCGTGGCTGGCGACCTTGCACTTGTAGACGTCCATGCGGCCCGTGGTGGAGACGTCGCCCCCATCCATGATCACCACGTACCCCTGGCTATCCAGAACCAGCACGCTGCGGGCGTCGTTGAACCCGGTCGAGCTGGCGTAGAAGTTGATGCTGGAGTCCTCGGCGTTGATGCGGCCGGGGATCTTGGGCACGAACCGGCCCGAGAGGTCGGGGGTGTCGACACTCTCGGCGACGACCTGGAAGCCGTTGATCTCCGCGACCTCGTCGGAGAGGTCGCTGCCGGCGTTGAGTTCGCTTCGGGTCGGGGTGGCCTGGGTGGCGATCGTGACGACCCAGTAGACCTTGGTAACACCAGGTCTAATAAATCGAGACGAAGCGGCCAACTTGGTCGGCGGCATGACCCCTCCTTGTCGGGTCGGCGGTGCTAGGGTTCGGGCATGGGCAGGGCGAAGCTCGTCATGGATCCGCCGTTACCGGCTTGGGCGCGCTGGGACGCCACCCCGAGCTGGTCAGAGGCGATGCGGCTCGCGCATGAGCGATACCGGGAATGCGTCTTGGCCGGCCGCAGCTATGCGGCGCATCAGTACGTGTGGCGGTCCTACGTGCATGAGCGATATGCGCCGGGGCAGTTCTGGATCATCAGCGGGATGCCCCGAACTCGGTGATGACCCTGAGCGCGCTGGAGCTTGACCCGCGCTGGGAATGGATCTACGCGCCGACCCTCGGCGGGCTACCGGGTGCCGAGTACATCAGGGGCCGCTGCAACCACCTGGAGGTGCTGGCGGTCCATGCGGTAACCGGCACCCATGTCGGGGATCTCTGCTGGACGTGCAAGACGCTGTTCAGGACCGAGCCGGCCGATCCCTCCCGGCCGTGCGACTGGACAGCAGCTAGGTAACGATGCGTAGGGTGAAGCGACCGCCCCAGTACCCTATGAGCCCCACTTCCTCGATCCCCAGCGGATCGAAGCGGGTCACCAGGCAGCCACCCCGACCGACGACCCCGCCGAGGCTTGAGTCGGCGGCGATGGCTGCCGGGATGCTCTTGGCGCCGGTCGGGTCGGCGTAGGCGGCCAGCTCCAGCTGCCCCACCCGGTCCATGGCCGACGAGACCAGCACGGTGATGGTCGGGTTGAGGCTGGGCCGCTCATGCGGGTTCAGGCCGGCCTGGTAGGACTCGACCGCGGGGACCCCGACGACGGCCTGTGGTGGATTGATGGCGCCGGGGATGGTGTCGGAGACCCGAAGGCCGGAGATGCTGGAAAGTCGCTGCTCGATCCCCTGCATGATCTGCTCAAGGCTGGCCAAGGGTTAGACTCCTCGCATGCTCGAACAGCCGGAGCATCTGCTGTCCCTGAAGAACGTGGGAAAGGGCATTGTCCTGCCCACTGGAGAACCAACCGAGGCAGTACCGACTTGCTATCGCCGCTGGTGCTTGCACCAGCATCCTGAGACTGGCCCCGAATGCTTCGGCTGGCCCTGCCATGGGAAACCGCTGACGCATCGGCACTCTGATGGTCTTTGCCGATGCCAGAGTCCCCATGAACATTCCGATGGTCTCTGCCGCTGCTATCCCTCTCAGCGAGCACCGCATCAGCACCACATCATCGAACGGCAGCCCTGGAGCCGGCCAGGAATCTACATTCTGGTAGATCCCCCTAATCGATTGCCGCGATATGTCGGACAGACCACGAATCTGTGTGCCCGACTCCAACACTGGGCAAACGAATACAGGCTCAGCCCCTGGGAGCCGCTCGTCTGGCTACCGTGGCTTCCCACGCAGGGATGGACTGCTAAACAGGCATCTCCCCATCGACAGCAATGGAGCGTCCACGCAGAACCCTGGCTTGTAGAGAAGCTACTTCGGGCAGAGGCCCGGGCCATCGCTCACTTTCGGACCCAAGGTGCTCCGCTGCTTAATGTAACCCTGAGAGAGACGCTCCTCTCCTAGAGCAGGTCGCGCTCCGGGCCGTAACGGGCCACGATCTCCTCGGCCCAGGCCAGCAGGTCCACGACGCGCTGGCCCTTCGGCTGCTTGGTCACCCAAAGCTCTAGGTTCTCCGGGCGGTTGTCAGTCTTGATGCCGTTACGGTGGTGGACTTCCTCGAACGGCTGGAGCGGCCGGCCGAGATGCTGGGCCATCACGTGGCGGTGCTCCTTGACGTGCTTCCCGTTGGAGCGGAACTGCACATACCCATGAGCATCGACCCAGGACTTGCCCCGCTCTGGCGGGGGCTCGTCCTTCTTGCGGTGGGGGTGGCGCGGCATGTCCATTGGGCGGCCGTCAACGTGACGGCTGTAGTGCAGGTGACAGAACCCCTTGGCGTTATGGGGCTCGATGCAGTCCGGCCATTCACATAGCCGACCTTTGGGCTTTTTCGTCGGTCCGTCCATCGTCCGGCCGTCGCGCTGTCGCTGGTAGTGCATCGGGCAGAGGCCCCGAGCCTTGTTCGGACCCGCGCAGCCGGGCCAGGTGCAGACGCGGTACGTGCCCTTCGCGGCCACACCACGGACCCTGATATCGGTCGGATCACCACGACGCCACCAAGCCATGTAGTGCTGGCGGCACCATCCCCGAGCGGACATCGGTTCTACGCAGTCGGGGATAGAGCACGTACGCTTAGCCATGTCGACTCCCTAGCAGTCGGCCTGGCCCCGGAGTGTTGCTGCACTCGCGGGGCCGCTTCTTACCCCTATTCTACCTGTTCAGAGGACAGGCACAGCGGCTTCAAGCAGGCGATAGTCGGCAATTAGGCGCATATATTTAGGATTTTCCCTCACGCGCACGATACCGATCTCTCCAAAACCAACAGCCCCGAACGGGGCGTCGCGGAGCCGGAACACCTCGGCCGCCATGACCCTTGTGGCCCGTCGGATCATGTCGGGGACCGCCGGCCACCCCCAAACCCCCGCTACTTCCACCCGGTCGTCCCTGGCCCCGT